CAAATGATCAATGCTGGATATGCTTGGTCGTATAAAGGTGACGCTAAAATAAAAGATTTTGCTCTATTAGAAGCAAAAAGAAAAAAATAATTAAGTATTGTTTGCTTTTTTATATTGATCTTGTTTTGCTTTCTTCTGTTCCTTTTTAAATAACTTTAGATTTTTCTTATCTAACTCGGCAGTAAAGTAGAGTTGTAATTCATAATGAGTAAGGTCTCTATTTAAGAGTTTCTTACCCCTTATAAGTATCTGTTGAACGATAGGTTTCATCTTTGCTACCATCCATTCAACCAAAGATTTGCCAAGCAGAGCCGCAGCAACAGAAGCAGTAGCAGTGGTGCCAGCAAGAATAACTTGTTCTCTCGGTGGTATTGGAACTTGCCCGATGATTGGTACTTCAATTACAGGAACTCCAAGATTAGTGTTTACAGAAAGTTCTGTATTTTTACGAGTATCTTGTTGAGTATCTTGGTCTTGGTTTTTTTGTGGTAATAACTGCCGAAGTTGTGGAAGTATTACAGGTGGAGGAGAATCAGAAAGTTTTCTTTCTTTTTCTTTTTCTTTTTCCTCTTCTTCTTTCTTTTTTTGATCTGATTTGATAGCAGAATCAACCTGTGGTTGAGTTGGAATATCAAACACAGGATATTTTAGAGTTGGATTTGGAGCATCAAATACTGGACGTTCTAAACTATTTGTAAGTGGTATTGGAAGTCTCTTATCTACCAACTGGGAAGGTAGTATTGATGATTGTGGTACTTCTTGTATTGCATTCTGAACAACCTGCGATTTCCTTTGGGGCAATATTTCAGGTGCTTGTGATGAAGGTATGCTTTCATTTCGCAATGAAGGAATCAATGATGAGTTCTGTGTTGGAATTCCTTGGATTCCTTCCAGTTTTGGTATCGGCATCTTACCTTACTATTAGATATTATGCTCTTGTGCGAGGTTGAACTTGACCTTCCAGAACCTCAACTCTTTCTTCAAGAGATACTTCTTCAATATAATGTGTTGGGGGAGATTCTATCACAAACTCTTTACGGGGTTCTTCTTTTTTTTCGTCATCTTCCTCTCCACTTTTTTTCATAGTATTGATACCGAAGGTTGCAGCAGATGCGGTGAATACTGTTGCAATAAATGTAGGGTCCATTTTGGTAAACATACCAGCATAACTTGCAGTAAGTAGGGCAGCACTCCAACTCAAAATAATAATACGAATCAATTGCCCCATAGTATTTTCCCTTTTCTTGTTCATTTTACTTTGTGCGATGGGTTAACTTTTTTTCCAAGCTTCACCTTCTGCTTTTCTTCTACGTGCCAATCCTGCTTCTACATTAGACCCAGGATTACGGTAGAGGTATAGAGCATCGGGAACTAAATCCCATTCTTTATTCTTCAGTCGTTTAGTGATAGTATTAAAATCTCCAGATCCATAGAATCCAGCACCTAGATTATAAGCAAATGATAAAAGTGCTCCACGCTTACCATCAGTCATCTCATTCCAGTATGGGATTTTACGAAGTGATGGAAGAAACTCTTTCTTACATTGAGCAATCAAAAGTTCATCTGCTTCTGCTTGAGTGAGAGTATCACCAAGATAAAATGGTGATCCATCTTTTTTACGTGTAGATCCCCAACCAATAGTGATTGGAAGATTACCAGATAGAGGATCTGGATATGCTTTGAGATGACATCCTTCAAACTCTTTGATGAGTTTTATACCCATCATAGTCATATCATCACTACCTACTACAGGAGCAGCAACAGGAGCAACTCCCTTACCACACTTTGGGCATACTGTAGGTTCTGTTGAAGAATCCCCCTTTGCTCTATAAATCTCTGCCCAATCTGCATTATCTTCTAGATACTTGTTAGGTAGATTATCCTCTAACCATTGAATTCCTTTGATGTGGTTGGGGTTCTTCTCGTCATAAAACTTGAAGAAGTTATGTAGATCTATACGTGCCATTAGTTTTCTCCTTTATTAGTTAAAAATGCGACCCCAACCGTCATTGCCACCAGGGCACCAACGATATTTGAGAACTGCTTTCGTATAAATGGTCTTTTTACCATTTTCTACTGGTCCAGTATAGTTATCATTCAAAGAACCATAAGGATCATTTACATAATAACCTTTCTTATCTGGAGTGTGTCCGATGACTACACACATGTGGCCGCCCGTAGGATTAGATAAAGAACCACGATGTAGGATGCCAATAACAACAGGTTTGCCATTATCAATGCTTTTATCAATATCAGAAAAAGAAAGATTATAACTAAAATGCGACTGAACTCCGTAATTTGCGAGAACTTGTGTCTGCACTCCATGATCAGTTGTATCACCGATAGCAAAAACTTTTGTAACATACTCGTCATCACCTTTGATGCTTCCTGGTTTTAGAAATGCCAGACACATAGCACAAGAAGAACTGTTACAAGTTCTTTGGGCATCACGATAGTTATCTACTTGATTGAAATATGGGACTGCTAATACTGATGGTGTTGGTGGTTTGGTTCTAAAGATACCAATCCAATCTCCTTCTGCATCATCTAAAAATTTAGCAGGAAGGTTATCTTCCAACCATTGAACTGCTGCTACGTGATTAGAATTACCATCATCATAAAATTTAAAAAAGTTATGAAGGTCTAAAGTCATCGATTAATTTTACAACACGCAGGTATTTATAGTTTTCTATTATTAAAGTAACCAATTTTTATAACTATAAGGCAAATGCTCACACAAAAAAATAATAAAGTTTCTGTGTAGTACATATTTAGTATCTGAATTCGTTGATTTTTTCTAGAACTTTATCTAAATATACATTTGCTAATGTTTTGGGGTCTGATGAATACTGGGTTATTTTTTCTTCGTATAAACTTTGTTTTAATTTTAATACCCAGCACTTAATTTCGTCTTTGGTCAATTGATTTTTTGGCATAAAAAGAGGAAAGACTCCATTCTTATATAGAACAGAGTCTTTTTGTATATGATAGTTAGGTTAGAATTTTAGAATACTCCAGGAAGTATTTGGCCAGTAGTCAAGTAAGTGCCAACGGCAATTACAAATCCCAGCATTGCTAATCTCCCATTTAGTTTCTCAGCCCTTTGAGCATAAGTTTCTTGTTGATGTTCTTCCATGTCTTTCTCCGTAATGTACATTTTAGGTTCGACAGCAAACATATTTTGACGATTGCCGTCTTCGGTTGTGATTGTCATATAGTTTTATAAAAGAAAGGGAGGATTTCTCCCCCCATTTCAATCCCGTGGAATTCGACGGGATTAGAACTTGATACCGACACCAACGGTTCCAGTTACATTGTAACCTTGACCACTGCCGTAGTTATAAGTAGCACGACCAGACCTTACAGAACCAAAGGTTTCTGCACCAGTTTCAGCAAAAGGAATTTTGGCATCAGCAAATAGAACGATGTTCTTTGCTACTGATACTTCAGCACCAACTACACCGACACCAGCACTCTGATTACCACCCACCTGACCACCAGCACCAACGTAGAGGTTAGCAGCAGACACTTTAGTTCCATCGGCAAGAGTCCTACGTGAGAGAGGAATATCCAGAGTAGCAAGACCACCACCGAATACACCACCACTTACATAGTTAGGAGTGGAAGTAAAGGTTACATAAGGACGAGCAGAGATAGCATACTGATTACCCAGTTCTACTGCCCTTAGACGACCTTGAAGTGTTACACCTGATTCATATACACGATTACTCAATGGTGTTACACCTGGATAGTTAGCAGCATTACCAGAGAAGGCAATACCACCATAGTTACCAACACCTAACTGACGACGTTGTGTCGCAGTTACAGCAGCAACTTCAAGAGTGGTTACACGCTTATTGGTGGCTCCAATTTGAGCACGAAGAGATGCAGCAAGTTGTGCGTCTGCTTGTGTGTAAAATTGAGTGATGTTATCAAGGCAGTGATTTGTCAGAGCAAATACTTCACTACGAGTAGCATCAGCAGCAGGCTTCAGAGTGCCATTAGGATAACCAACAAGGCATCCATAACGAGCATTGAGATTTTGGATTGCTCCATATGCCCAGTCAGTTGGTTGTACATCTGATAAGGCAGGAGCAGCAAATGCTGGAGCAACCGCAGTCAGAGCAACAGTGCTAGCAATTAAAGAACGAATAAACATAAATTTTTTATTGTGAAATGTTAATAGAGATTTTTCAGGAATCTCAAGAACCTATTTATTGTAGCATGGGGTAAAACTTCTGTCAACCCTCAGGTGGGGGTTGTGCGGCAGAGTTTTCGGTTATCCGACCCAGATATGGATCATAGTTCATATAATCCTTAATGTCAATACCTGCTCCATTCTGTTCCCAGAATTGAGATAGGGCATTGTAATTTGCTCTATGAAATGCATCAATATGTTCTGGATGAATTGAGGACCCAAGTTCTATTCTATAAAGTAAAAGTGGAATTGAGTATGTGTTTCCTGAATTGTAAATCAAATCATCAGCAACTGGACGTGGTTTACATCCATTATCAAGTTTATATTTTTCACCTCTGGTATGATGCTTTAAAAGTTTTTCGGCATGATGACGATTAATTAAGTAGCAAGCAGTAGAGAAATCATTCACAAATCTCTTGTGAAGTTTAACATGAATATCACCAGTGCAAATAATTGCGATTTGTATTACATCCCAATCATAAGGGACATGAGCATAAAAATCATTCCAATTAAAATTCCAGAAACGAACTAAATCCAAATTACAATCATCTTCCATAATGATTGCGTAGGGACTATCAGAAGTTTCATACCAATGTTTGATTGCTTTTAAGTGTGAAGTCGTACATCCAATTTCACTTGATGACATCATTTCTGGATAACGACCAGTAACAATGTCACTTAAATCATCTTCACGACCATCATACGCAGAAATACGAGTATAATTTTCTATTTCCCAATATTTAAACTGCTCTTCCATATATTCCTTTCTTTCTGGTTGCCCATCAAGATTTAAGTAATATATTGGACCAATTCCTTTGAGTTTATATGTAGATTTATTTTTATCTAAAATTTCATTCATAAATCAATCCAAAAAACTTCTTCACAAGGAATCCCCCATATAATTCTATCATCACATTTAGATTTTACAAGATCGTCTACAACATAAACTTTATAATTAAGATTTAGTAAATCACAGCATAAACGATATTGTTGACTTTCTTCTATGATATCAGTGTCTTCCTTATATGACACGTAATGAAAACAAAATGGAAGATTTTGTTCGTTCTTATTTACAAACCAATCAACTAAAAATTTAGAATGTTCTTGATTAAAACTATCAGTCGTCAATCCAAGATTATATTCTAATCCTAACTTCTTTGCATGTGCAGCAAAAGCACGATTATCTCTTGGGAGACAAGGACCGCCATATCCATATCCAAATTTCAGATACTTAGAACCAACACGAGTATCATCACCAATTGCTTTAAGAACTTTAGAAATTTCACATTCTCTACCACTCAAAGCCATGACTTCTCCTACCATATTTGCATAAGTGATTTTAGTAGTAAGAAAACAATTAACTGCTAATTTAACAAGTTCAGCAGCAGTTGTACTCATAGTATGAACTTTTGGTTCAATCAATTGTATTTTAGTATAGATTTCTTTAATAACATCAAGATGCCTTCCTTCACCACCGATTAAGACCATATCAGCATATTGAAGGTCTTTAATGATAGATCCCTGTGCAATAAACTCTGGGTTGTAATATACATCAATACCATAATCACTTAATTGTTCCTGAAATATTTCACAATCACCAGGATTTGTGGTACATCCAACGACAAATGTTTTTCCATGAATTGGAAATTTACAATTTTTAAAATCTTCCACTACTTGCCAAACGGCACTCACATCATAACTTCCATCTGGTAGTGATGGTGTTGGAACAAGTGTATAGATGATGTCGCAGTTTTTAATGACTTCTACATTATCAAGAGTTGCCACAAAGTTTTTAGCATCATCAAGCATTTCTACAACTTGTGGTTCGTTTGTGTTGATGATACGATTATTCAATCTAGTGATATAATCATCACGACAATCAGATACAATTACTTCATATCCTGCTTTTTCAAGAAGAAGTGCAAGGCATATGCCAAGTCTTCCTGCACCAATAATTCCTATTTTCATAATTTAAATGTGGGGATAGGATTCATTTTATGACTATTCATACTGGAAAATTTTAGAAGAGGTTCTAGTCCTGGACCATCTCCAGTTTCCATTGCTCGTTCTAGTTCTTCATATGAGGCACCAATCTGATCTTCATCAGTTCGTCCATCATCCCAGAGACCGTCTGTGGGAGGTGCGGAGATAATCCTCTCATCAATACCCAAGTGTTCACCAAGCATCCATACTTCAGTTTTATAAAGGTCTGCGATGGGAGCAATATCAACTCCACCGTCACCATATTTAGTGTAGAATCCTATACCATAATCTTCAACTTTATTACCAGTACCAACAACAATACCACCAACAGTTCCGGCAATCTGATACAAAGTCACCATACGAAGACGAGACTTTGTATTTGCATTAGCAAGTTCATTGTTGATATATTCTGAACTATCAGTCCACCAATTTAAACTGTGAATAAACTTATCATAAACACCAGAAAGATCTACACGAATTCGGGTGACATTATTATATTTTTTTTCTAATACTTTTGTGTGAGAATCAGAAAGTTTATCACTATCAATCTTTGACAAAAGTGGCATTGAAAGAACATAAGTTTTAATCCCAGTTTCCGCACAAAGAGTAGATACCACAGCAGAATCTATACCTCCAGAGACTCCAACAACAAGTGATTCAATATTGTTTGTAACAGCATAGTTTTTAATCCAATTTACTATTTTTGTTTTTAATTCGTGGTAATCAGTAATTCTGTTCATAACACAATCCAATCAGAGCAATAAAGGTCTTTAATATCTTTGTCTGCATATGCAGGACCAAACCACATACGAGGAGCAATCACTTTTTTGTTGGGATTTGCAATAAGCCATGCACCCCACCAACTCATAGAACTATTAGCAATTATAGCATGAGAACACAGAGACATTAAACACAAGTCTGTATATGGAGTATAAGACCCATCTGAATATTTGTCAACAGGTTCTGAGATTAAAAACCTATCACCAGAAAAGAACTCTTGTTCCTTTACCCAATCCACAGAATCAGAAAATACAATCACTGGTTGATCATCATCAAACTCTGCAAGTGCTCTCTCATAATACTCAACTGGTTGAACTGGATGTTGATCTCCACACTGAGTATAAGACCACTTAAATCCACGAGAGTCTGTAAGATTGGGGTCTCCACGACGAACATGGAGCATAATAGGTTCTCCTTCAACAGACTCAATCATCTCTTTACATGGACCCAAATGTTCATCATGAAAGGTAAAATCTTTACGAATCTCATCAGAAATGTGTTGAAAGTATTTTTCTGTTTGAAAGAATCCATGAAGACTTACATTATCAGGACACTCCTCAAAAAGTTCTTCAGAGAAATGAAAGTGTGGTTCTTGTACATATTGAAACTCTTTAACATCTTCATTTATTTGTGGTGCTAACTTAAAGCATTCATGAAGACTATAGTTTTCAATACCTTTTCTTTCTGACGGAGGAATACACCATTCATATTCATGATGAGCAGCAATACCACGTAGAGCCGCATACTCAAACATCTGATTACCAAGTCTTCCTAAACTTCCTAAATGATTAAATGCTAGCATATTTTTTTAAATATTGTTGATTTGAATAGTATTCAATTAATTGTTCTTTATTCATTATTTGAATTTTTTCCCACTCTTCCATATTTGAAAGCATGTATGGATTACTGAACCAAGAGTTTTCTCCTCTTTCGTGTTCCAAATGATATACGTAATCATTAATACGTCCTACATTATAACCCAAAGTAGTAAATCTGTAAAATCTTTCTTTATCTTCTGGGGAATATGCCTTAAAGTTTTCATTTTCCAATCCACCATCAATGTAAACTTGACGACGAAAGAACTGAGCCCATCCAAAATCAGAAGTATGAAGATTTGAATGTTTATCTAGAATAGTGAAATCTCTAGTTTGTAAGAATTCTGAAACAATTTCATCAGTTGCTCTGACTTGATATTGATACATTCCTTGTTCATATGGATAAACTACATCATGAGTATAATCAAGAATTGATTGATATGTTTTGTGATAAGAATCTAAAGGAAGTAGAACATCACAATCATAGTTGACAACGATTTCTGTCTTTGCCTCCATAACCATTTCATTCAAAACTTTCTGTCTATGAAATAGTAGTTCATTACTTTTTTCAAAGATGTGCTGAACATTTACATCAACATCAAGAATATCTTTTAATACTGGAAGAGCATCTCTTTGAAATACGGATTCAGAATCTACTTCTTTGATGATTATATTTGTATCAAAGTTCTCTAGTAAAAATGCAGTTGTTGTAATAACATTTCTCAGTCTATCAGAAGATTCAATACGAATAGGAATGATAAAGGTTGCTTTTGATAGATCAGTTTTCATCGGTATACTTTCCTGTTCTAAGAAACTCAGAGTGTTTT